ATTTGCCTAACCTGATTAAGAAATCAAGAGGGAGATAATGCAAACGCTTCAAATAAACGAAAGCGTTGACTTGATGATCGTCCTGCCGGACTCTGTCTCGACAGATGCGCCGACATACGAGATATTTGATGCCGACGGGACGGTCATCCAGTCAGGATCCCTTGAGTTTGTCAGGGACGAGCTCTGGAAGGTCTCAGACTTCACGCCTGACGACGTCGGGCTCATTGTATTAAAGGCGACAAATGCAACGGAATTTATAACGCAAAAACGTCAAAATTATTACAGGGTCGGGAGGATGGCTTGATGATAGACATCACAATCAATATACAAACAGACTTACTCATCACGATCCCGGAATCTTCCTCCGGGGACACGGTCACCTATGAAATATTTGACGCCGATGGAACCGTCGCCACGTCTGGGAGCATGACATTCGTCCGTGATGAGGTCTGGAAGGTGGCAGATTATACGCCGAGCACCCTCGGGACGTATATTTTAAAGGCCAACGACACGACCATCACGAGCAAGCGCGAGGAGATCGTCCGGGTTGTCGGGACGGATTTTTTAACAGCGACATCAGGGGACCTCACGACCCTGGCGAACCTCAGGGCGTTCTTAAAGAAGCAGACGGCGGACACGTCAGACAACGCCCTTTTGTCGAGCATTATTACAAGGGTCAGCGCTGACGTTGCCAAAAGGTGTAACAGAACATTCCAGGCAGGGACGGTCACGGAATACTATGAAGGCGACGGGTCCTGCGAGCTTTTATTGAGGCGGGCCCCGGTCAATTCGATCACGTCAATTCACATCGACTCAGACCGGGAGTGGTCCTCTGATACGGCGATCGATTCCGATAATATCATTATATCGGACACCATCGAGGGGCTCGTGACCTTAAACGGAGACTATTTCGACAAAGGCCTCGGGATTGAGAATGTCCGGGTTATCTATAACGGCGGATATACAACGATCCCAGGCGACCTTGAAAGAAACGCCCTGAGGCTTTGCGCGTGGGACTATCTTGAGGCGAGCCGGTGGAACAATACAATGATCAAGGGCGAGCGGAGCGTTGACGATCTTCGGGATCAGGTTTGGAAGGAGATCATCAACACCTACAAGCTTGTGAGGTTCTGATGATACGGGTCGAAATCGACAAAAAGTCGATCGATAAAATTGAGTCTGTGTTGAAGGGCATGGACCCGAGAGATCAGTCGAAGGCGATATTCAAGGGATTTAAAAAGTCTGCGCTTCTTATCGAACGGAAGCTCAAAGAAAACGTCGGCGGCATTCTTTTGAAGGTGCGTTCAAGCAGACTCACTTCGAGCACGGGCTCAAGGGTCGATGTCGGAGAAAAGGACATCACGGCAACGATAGGAAGCGGGGCCAGAACAGGAAGGCGCGTCCCTTACGCTGATATACACGAGACAGGCGGAACAATCAGGCCGAGCATCCGGGCGTGGCTTACGATTCCGCTTTCCGCGGCAAAGACAGAGGCCGGAGTCACCAGATTCACGGCTCAAGACGTTAGAGACGGCCATACGAAATACAAGTCATCTTTTGTCCGCAAGGGGATCATTTTCGGCGTTCAGGGTCGCGGTCGCGGCATTGTCCCTCTATTTGTCCTCAAGAAATCCGTAGATATTCCCGCATCAAGATATTTGTCGAGAACGGCGGATCAGGTTGCAAACGATGTAAATAGCGAAATGGTTGTCTCTGTCAAACAAGCAGTGACACCGAAGGAGTGAAATAACGATGAATGAACCGGCAATTTTAACAGCCCTAAAAACAGCGCTTCAAAACAGCTCTGATCTTTCTTCTGTTGCAGATACAAATATCCATATTGGAGAGATTTCCAATATTACAACCTACCCGGTCATTGTCATAAAGCCGGGGGTCAGCACAAAGGTCAGAGACGTTTATCCGTTTGAAGAATGGCGTATGACAGTTTCGGTGATTTTCGCTTTAAAAGTTTTTGACGAAACAAAGCAGATCGTCGGGGACGTGAACATCAAAGGAATAAAGGATTTTGACAATGATGTCAGAAAAGCTCTTTCAGCAGATCACACGCTTGGAGGGGCCGCGCTTAACGTGACAATCGTTGAAAGCCTGCCTGACGATGGTTCGGATTACCCGGTCAGGGGGTTTGTTTTGACGGTTGAAATTTTATACAAACAAAATCGGACAACCCGAGAATAAAAGGAGAGATTGAAATGCTGGAAGAACTGATGTTGATGTTGGTCAAAGAAGAAACCGAATACGGAACTGATCCGACGCCTACGCCTGCGGCAAATGCGATCCTTGTCAGCAACGTCAGCTTCAAAGAGGTCGTCTCGGCGGCAGAAAGGCCCGGACAGAGCGTCTCTTTAAGCCCTGTCGCTTCAAAGCTCGGCTCCGTATATGTTGAAATTTCGTTCCAGACCGAGCTAAAAGGGTCAGGAACGAAGGGGACGGCCCCAAGAATCGGCGATCTGTTCGAAGCATGCGGGAGGACAGAGGGCGCCGTTGCCGGTTCAAGCGTGAGCTATGTTCCAAAATCTTCTGGAGTTAAGTCTGTCACGATCTATCTCTACAAAGACGGACGGCTCCACAAGGTCACAGGCGCAAAAGGAAACGCAAAGCTGATCCTTGCCGCGAACAAGGCCGCTATGGTCGAGTTTTCAATGAAAGGCCTTTACACAGCCCCGACTGATACAGCAATTCCGGCTGGAGCGGCTTATGAAGCCACATCAGCCCCGGTGTGTAAGGGTGGGACGCTCTCATTGAACAGCGTCACAACGCTGGCCGTTGAACAAACCGAGATCGATTTCGGGAACGAAGTTTCTGTCCGACCGAGCAAGATCGCCACAAACGGAATCGCCGGTGTTGAGATCACGAGCCGTAAGCCTACGATCTCGGTCAATCCTGAATCTGTCACGGTTGCCACTCTTGACATCAGGGCTCTTATGCTAACGACGCCGGTGGCATTTTCCGAGGTTGTCGGTTCGGTTGCCGGGAACATCATCACAATTTCGGCCCCGAAGGTCAACCTGAATGCGCCTGAATATGGAGAAAGGGAAGGGATTACGATTGAGACTTTGAAAGGCGACTGCACGCGGAGCGCGGACGCAGGTAATGACGAGCAGGTCATTATTTTTACGTAATAAAAACAAACGCGGAGGAGGAGAGAGAAATGATAACAGGGATCAACTTACTAGAGACAGAAAACTACATCAGCAAATATGACAGCGTCGAGCCGAAAACGGTCTGGAAGATCGGGGCCATTGACAGCGAGCAGATGCCTATCGTTATGATGGAAGAGACAAAGGCTCTCATCACGATGACAATGGCTGTCCGCTTCGGGCTCCGAGGATTTGAAAACTTCAAAGACTCGAAAGGAAATGACGTTGTTTATGCAACAGAGCAGAAGGTTTTTATGGGCCGTCTCTGCACGGTTCTGGCCGACAGCGTTTTAAAGATCATGCCAGCCATGCTCATCATTGAGCTGGGCCAGCAGATTTTGAAGATCGGGCAGTTAAGCGAGGGCGAAGCAAAAAACTAAGGCTGGCGGTCGAGGTCGCTTTCATGGGCCTTGACTGCCGTAAATGCACACCGGCCCAGAAGAAAGAGCACGGGTGCTTTGAGGACAGTCTGATAAAGGGGAAATGGGTTATTGATGGCGAGCGATACAGCCGGTGTCCTTTGACGCTTATCACAGCGCAGAGTTCCCGGCTGGTCGAAGCCTATCAGATCATCCAGAGCGGGATGGGAACTCCTTACGGAGGCGGGTATTTGAGGCACAGCAAAAAGTTTTTAGACGCGATGCGAACCATTCACGGCCAGATAGAAAAAAGGAAGGCCAAAGATGTCAAACAATGTTGACCTAAATATAGTCCTAAAGCTCCTCGATGAGGCAAGCGGCAATTTAAAAAAAGTCCTTGGAGACACAAAGGACCAGGCGGAAGGTCTCGGAAAAAAGACACAAGAGGCCGGAGAAAAGACCAACAACGCCTTTAAAGAATCAAATCAACAGCTTAGGCAGTTTAGAAGCAATGTTCTTCTGGCGACTGGAATAGTTTTGGGTTTTGTCAACGCCACACGAGAATATGCAAGATATAACGCCTCTGCAAGAGAATCTTTAAACGACGTTGAGGTTTCTTTCCATAAGCTTGCCTATTCAGCAGGAGAGGCCATCGAAAAACTGAAAATTCTCCAGGTTCTTCAGCAATCCATGAAGGGATGGGGAATGATCGGCGACCTAGTGACCGGGAATGCCGGAAACATAACAAATGATCAGTCTCCAGTCACGGAAATGGTAAAAGCCGAGCAAACGCTGCGCGATTTCAAGCAGCAGCAGTCAGATGTCAACACTTTATTTATGGCCGGACAATCGTCGTCAGCGGAATATTACGCCGCCATCACTGACGCTGAATACAACGTCCAAATGGTAAGACAGGCGAGTATGCAGCAGATGCAGCA